TTTACCACCAGATATGTTAGCGTTTTCTGCTGTTGGTCGCAGTTCCACGATACCTTCTGGGTCTAAACCACGTTCTAATCTAGCTTCACCGGGCGTTAGAACTCCCTCAGATAGATAAATCATATCCGTCTTAGCTTTTGTAAAGGCATCCTCTACATTGATTTGACGGAATGAAAATTTAGCTGAACCACTTTCTAATTGTGGCATCAGTTGTGAATTCAAAGCTGCTTCTACTGCACTTTGTAAATGTTTCACGTAAGGTTCGAAAATAGCACGTGCTTGTTCTGGTTTGTCAAACATAGTGACTGGAACTTTCAGAGCTATGTGTATTTTCTTTAAAATGTCATCTGTATACTTACCATATTCAAATGCTCTTTGTGTGCCCTGCATTTCTTTGATAGTTATATCATTACCATGTATAATATCTTCACCGGGTTCTAATGAATTGAACGCATCGACAATTTCGTTAATCTTGTCTGGGCCATAAGGCATATCGGGTAAACCAGCAGATATATCAAAACGGCTAGTGGCATACTTATTAAGAGCAGCACCGATATCCCGCTCTGCATAATCTTTGAGGTCAACCAAGTATAAAACTGGATGAATATCGCTAAGACCGTAAGCATAATCATCGAAAGGGTTGTTTCTATATGCAATGATTTCTTGTTCTTCAAATCTAACATTCTCTTTGTCGTCTCCTACATCTTGATAATAGTACATAATTTGACCATTCTCATTTCTCTGTATGTACATATTCTGAGATGACCTTAGAACTAAATTATCTCCAGTATATTCTAGATAAGAAGTTCCAAATATTCTACCATTGCGTAACCAAGAGTATATTAACTGGTCGATATTTACTTCATCAAAAAAGTTGGTGATAGCCTCACGCTCTGCGTCATCATCAGTTACGATGTCGTAACCGTCCTTCGCCGCATATATGCAGGGTAAATCAATCAGAGTCCTGATTATAGGGTCAGAAAGATACACATTCATGTACGTTCTTGCATCCCCAATCTGTGGCTCTTTGTTTGCTCCGCCTCCGTAACCTCCCATTCCACTGTTATTTTGAAGCTTTATACGTTTAATAACGCCGGCTCCAAAGGAACGTGGACTGTTCTCACTAAATGGTGGATTTTCTCCTACTGTTGCGAATTCTCTTCTTCTGCCGAAAGGCAGATAATCACGTAGAGGCATGGCTATCAAATACTAGTAGACGGGGTGAGTATATAAAGCTTTCGCCGAAAACTACTTAAATACCTCCGGGCGAATGCTTATTTAGTGAACTTTGACCCCTTCTTGACGTAAATACGCCCTGCCCTGTCCATCCACTACCACTTTGTTGCGCATTTCTTCTAGTTGGCATAGAAACTGCTGCAAAATTACCTGAAATAGGTAACATTGACAACGCTCCATGCAATGCTATAGCTGTACTATCACAATAATCGTCATGTTTACCATTAGGAGCACTTATTTTCTCTGTTTTATTAGCAGCGTCCATTGTATACTCTAAATCCACATGTTCTCTATACCACTTATTTACCAATTTTGCTTGGTCAGCTGGTAACTCTTTTGGGTCTGGTACTACAACTTGATTTTTTTGTAGGTACGATACCATGTCTCTGTAGACTTGGGTTTTAGTACCTTTCGCTCCACCTGTAAAAATGAATGGTATAAACTGTATACCACTCTCTATACACGCCAATCTTATATCTTGTTCAATCGCGCCACCCATACCCGTCGCATCAATAATAAGCCTATCGGCACCAAAGCCCCTAGTAACATCCATGATGCGTTCTCGTTGATATGGTATATCATGTCCACCTGTTCTTGGATTGATTTCTTCCAAATAAACAAGTCTTGCAACATTCTGTGAAGTTGATTTTTCACAAGTCCATACGCTAATAACAGTGCTATTAACGGATTTACCAATATCCACACCCACAGTACAATTATCAATTTTCGTTCCGAGCTCGTGAAATCCAAGTCCGGGTCTGAAAGTTGCTCGTAATAATTCCGAATTGAAGATATTAGACGACGACTCAACGAAATCACATTCATATTCTGTCCTCCAATATATTGAATCTTCTCCCCATTCCATCATTTTGGTTAACATATCTTCTTCAGTATAAGGTGGGTCATATGCCCTACCTCTCTTCACAGCATCTCTCCACGTATAATGTAATCTTGTAAATGAATCTGCATATGATTCGTCATACAAATATCTAAACATGTGGTTTTCTTTTGATTTTGGAGTCCCTAAGTTAATAAATGGTGCTGTGTTAGATATAATCGATGGTTCTACATTGTCTATAAATAACTTGTCATCTATTAACGGACTCTCATCCACTATTAAAAAAGTTGGGTGTTGTCCACGTATAGCTTGCCCCTGATTAGATGCAGCTATTGGGGCTCTACGTAGCACTGTACCACCCTTCATTGTGATATTAGGTTTGTTATGGAAACGGTAATGCTTAACTAAGCCTTCTAAAAAAGCATTGTCAGCAAAATGCCGATAACAATAATTAAAAATTAAGCTTGCTTGGTCTTCACTAGGAGCCAAAACAAATATTAAATCTCTGAATCTCTTAAAAAACATGTAGACAACTACAGCTACCGAGAGAGCGAATGATTTGCCTGAGCCACGTGGAGCCAATATTGCTACTTTACGATGTTTTTCAGGGTCACCATCAGGATATGTTAGAGATTCTACAACAATATCCTCTTGCATAGGTCTAAGTTTTAGTGGTCTACGTTTGTTATCTATCAAATAACATTCACAAAATGCACGAACTAACAAAGTCATTTTCTTTGCATCTGTTCTACACTTTTCAAAAATCTTTTCTAAGGCAATAGAATCGTGAGCTGCTATACCGCTAATCGCTGCGTTTAGTTTCTTCTGCTCGTTCTTTATCGTCGTCATCCATCAAACCTTCTAATATTTTACTAAAACCTTCGGTATTCTTTTCCACTATCGTTGGCACTTCTATATTAAGAGCGCGGAACTCAGTATGAATATCACGTACAATCGAGTTACGCTGTCGCAAGAGCTCTGTTCTCGCGTCAACATCCCGAATAGATACAAGAATTTCTTCCCACAACAAGTCCTCAAGCGCGAGATTGCGAGCAAGGAGGCGGACAAGCTCTTTATGACGCTCATACTCACCTTCACCTACTCGCTCTCTTAAACGCTCTTCGTATCCCTTGACGTCCATTACTTCTGTTCGTCTAGAGCAGCTTTGACTTTAGATTTGACTAGACCAGCTAGTTCATCATCCTTTTCGTCCCAAGCAGTAACTAAAACGTTTCTGACTAAAGAGTCTTTGACGTGTATTTTTGCTTGTTCATCTAGTTTGTCAAAAGCTTTCATTTGCGCTTTGGTTAGATTCTTATCAAGAAGTTCCATCAACTCTGCTTCATTATTTTTTAAGTATTTGAATACTAGAGCTTTGACTGCTGGTACAGTGTAAGCAATATATCCTGCCATACCTAAAACTAATGCTGCAAGAGCCATTAGTAATGGTTCGTCCATCATAGCATCTAATATACCTGATTCTTCTACAGTGTCAATAATTGCAGTAAGGTTACCTTCTGCTGTGTTATTATCAGCTGTTTGATTTGATGTTTCGTTTGCCATAGGTTATTCACCTGTATTCATATAACGCAAGCCACTATTTAAAGCTTTCGTTGTGTGGCCCCATAGAGACGCATACTGCGTAAGGTTCCTGTGGGTTCGTGGTCTGTTGGAGCCACTGTATATTATAGAAGCCCTGAGTATATAAAGTTTGCTGTGGTTACTTGTAATTTACAATCAGGGCATTCCCAAATGACCTTCTCTATATCACTATATACTTTCTCCATATCTCTAGCGAGATAAAAATTCTTTTGATAACATATTTTACATTTCATATTTATAGAGGACTACAAGTATAACAACGTACTTTGCCGCTATACAAGTATCCTATTGTCCTCTTGCCGCATATATAACATTTCATGTTTATGCGTCTATAATCAAGGCGTATTGAAATTTATTACCAACTTTGTGTATCTCTAACAAACGTATAGTCTTGCTATCGTCAATTGAATCTAGTTTAGCTTCAACTAAAGCTAGACATGCTGCTAGGTCCTCTGCTTGTTCTGTAAAATCACTTACATCGTAATTTGCCATTTATTCCTCCTTATTTTTTCTTTTTTGATGGTAGTTTCAATCCTGTTTCCATTCTGTGTTCTTGCTCTTGTGCTTTAGCTTCTATCATTTGAGCTTGTTTCTGAGCGTGGTCATTATAATCGATAACAGCTTGCGCTTTTATCTTATAGAATGCAGTCTTTTCAGCTTGTTCTTGTTTCCAAACATCTAAAGCATCCTTGATAATTAGAAG